TTGAGTTTACTGTTAAATATGTTAAATTAACACGTTTAGCAGTAACCCGATACCTGTGTGGTGAGCCTTTATCTGTATTAGAAGGTGTTGAGCTTAAAGATGGATTTCCACTGTGGATATCCAGGTTTAAACCAGCACTTTTGGATAAGGATGAACTGAGGGTCTTAATGACACTTTTAGTGTCACTAAGGTCTCTTCAGTTCAAACCTGTCCTAGATACTTCAACCATAACTTCTCCGTGTTTAGGAACTGACTCAATTTCTGAGAAAGAACTTAATGCGGCGTGTTATGCGTTGAGGATCTCTAAACGAGATATTAGCTTCTCTTTTCCACATATGACAACGAAAAGGGGTCCATTGGGTCAAGCGCTGTTAACATCAATCACAGAAGTTACCTTACTTACTCCTCAACTAATACATAATATTATCGTATTAGGGGGTAGTAAGCTGGCATCTATGATTGAGGCGTTAACAGATCGTCTTGACATTCTCCAATGGTCCTCCGTTGCTCAGTTGTGGGCAAAAGAGTACAAGGCCAAATCCAATAACTTAAGGAAGTTATCGTATTTCAGTGACAAAGAAGGTAAAACCCGAGTTATCGGTATTCTTGATTATTGGACACAAACCAGTATGAAACCTCTACACAACGTACTTAATAGTATGCTGCGTAGGATTCCTACTGATTGTACCTTTAACCAGAACCGGTTTCTCGAGGTTCTGCCTTCTGTTGGCCCATACTTTTCCCTTGATCTTACAGCTGCTACGGATAGGATGCCTTTGTTTTTACAAAAGCGTGTCCTGTCTCGTATCATGCCGCAAGACAAGGTGGAAGCGTGGTCCAACCTCCTAACTTCTATGGAGTTTACCATTAGCGGATCATCTGATACTGTGAAGTATCAGGCTGGTCAGCCAATGGGAGCCTACAGCTCATGGCCTGCAATGGCTTTAACTCATCATGTCATAGTACGTGTAGCTGCAAGGAGAGCCGGTAAAACGGTTTTCTTTGTAAACTACGCGTTGCTAGGAGATGATATAGTTATTGCTTGCGCAGACGTGGCTAGGGAGTATAAGCTGTTACTCTCTGAACTCGATATGCCCATTAGCGAGGTGAAAACACATGTATCCATGGATACATATGAATTTGCCAAGCGATGGATACATAAAGGGTCAGAGATAACAGGTTTTGCAATAGGGGGTCTCTTTTCTGTTTGGAAAAGATATCCTTTATTACATAACTTCTTAGAAACCCAGTCACACCATGGTTGGAGTCTCGAGCTTGAGAAGCACCCGGATCTAATCATTTCCATATACAAGACATTCCTCGGTCCCCGTTTCATTTATGAAAAGGTTGCCCGGGTAGTGTCATTATATATGGTGTTTAATTCGGTATCGAAAGATAT